ATTCCACACAGAACGGCCACGGAGGCCTGGCATGACTGATGCTGCTGAAGAAAGAATCCCGACCATCGATTTACAGTCCCTCCTAGACACGCTTAACGCGCTGCCCAAAGACACCCGCGTAGGCTTCAGCGGCCTGACCTTCTACCGCGTCAAGTGGCGAGGCCAGACGATGGTGAATATCGAGTTCAGCGAGCATGTTCATCGGAACTCGAAAGGTGAGGTTGTTGTTGAAGCTCCTGGGCCAGAGAACTGATCTCCCCAATCGCTTCATCAAGTGGCATCGGGCGGTAGGTCGAATCGTGCCTTCCGCCCATCCAGCCAGAAATGACGACGAGGCCATCCTCGCGAAGCTCAAGAACGATCGAAGGCCGGATGGCACGGCGGAGCTCGGTAGCCTGCTGCAACATGATCTGAGCATTCCGCTCCAGGTCATCCGCCAGCAGCAAATTCATTCCAAGGTCAACGCTCAGATCACGCTGAACATCCAGCCCGAGGAAGCGAGCCATCTTCGAAAGGAAAGTCACGGTGCCACCTCGGCACTGGATGCCTGCACAGCAGCATCAGCGCACTGCCCCAGGCGGGAGTCGGACGGCAGAATGGGCTCAAGGTCGGCGGAGCCTGCGGTCCAAGCTTCGCAGCACGAAGCGGGTAGCGAGATTCGACTGTTCGAGGGAACAGCCTTTATCTCGAAGGCTCCGACGACCTGACCGTCGATCACGCGCACGAAGACTCTTCGGCCAGATCTCGCCATTTGAGATACAGCGCTTTGGGTTATGCCAAGAGCTCTGGCCACTTCCTTCTGCTTGGCGCGAAAGGTTTTGGTGCCCAAGAACTCGCTCAACGGGACGTCTTTCATCTGGCTGGTCCATGAGGTGTTTCCCGGAGATATTAGCCCGGCTTGTTTTTTCCAGCAACAAATAAAAGCCTGGCTGTTTGAAACAATTAAGTAGAGCTAATACAGTTTTGGCATGAGCAGACAACGAAGACCCCTAGCCCCCCACGAAGCTCTTGAGTGCGCCCGACTCAAGGCGATTTACCTCAAGCGGAAGGCAGAAGCTTCGGCGCGAGGGCAAGCCATCACCCAGGAAAGCGTTGGGGAGGCTTGCGGGTGGGCATCCGCACAAAGCACCGTCAACCAGTACATGTCCGGCAAGCTGGCCTTGAATATCGATGCCTTGCTGAAGTTCTCGCAGGTGCTGAGCTTTTCTCCTGCGGAGGTCAGCCCTCGCCTTGCTGCAGAACTGGAAGAAATGACCAGGATTGCAAACGGATTGACCGACCAAGGCCCTGCAGCACTGAAAGCTGTCGAGCCCAATGCGGAATTGATCGGATGCATGTCCCCTTGGGATGACTCCACGCCGCTTGGTCCAGATGAGGTAGCCATTCCGCTGTACAAGGAGGTCGAGTTGGCTGGAGGAACCGGAGCTACGGAGGTCGTTGAGGTTCCCGGAAGGCTCTTACGCTTTGCTAGGTCAACGCTTCGCGAGGCAGGGGTTGACGAGAAGAACGCTGCGTGTGCGACCCTCCGAGGTAGGAGCATGGAGCGCTTGATCATGGACGGTGCCACTATCGGTATTGACCGGGGTGCTACGCATATCGAAGATGGTGAGATATATGCCTTTGACCACGACGGCATGCTTCGAGTGAAATTCCTCTATCGCCTTCCAGGCGGAGGGTTGCGAATCCGTAGCGAGAATGATGAGGAGTACCCAGACGAGTTCCTAACACCGGAGCAGGCACAGCAAATCAGGGTCCTCGGCTGGGTGTTTTGGTGGTCAACCGTTAGAAGAAAGCGAGGGCTTCGCTTAGCAAAATGAGCCCACCAAGCCCGGCAGAAGCCGGGTTTTTTTCTCGTCAAACACAAAATATTAGCCAGGCTGTTTACATAAAAATAAAGCAATGCTAATTTTCCCTCATCGTAGTCGAGGGAATTCATTATGGATTGCGCCACCACCATCAGCACTGATACCTGGCAAGGCCGTCTCGGCATGGGTCTCGCTCCGCGCGAACTGGAGGCCACCCTGCATGCGGCGAGCGACCTGACCGCAAAGGAGATCGCGAAGCTGATGGGCATCGCGCCTGGAACCGTATCCAAGCGGTTGGATGATGCGCGGTTCAAGCTCGGCGCCAAGACTATCCGCGGCCTGGTGCTGGAGGCGTACAAGCGCCAGATTATCAGCCCCCTGTGCGTTGGCATCCTCGCCCTCCTGGCGGCAGCACAACCCCTCCTCGATGAAGACCCGGCCATGCGGGCGCGCCGTGGCGGCGAAAGGAAGATCGAAACTCGCCTGACTGCTCGCCGCGATGACGTGGCCTGGGTGGCGTGATCATGGCCTGGGACAGAAACGATCCTCTCAACATCCTGGCGCTACAGCTCGACGGTGAACTGCGCGCCGCAGCCGACTTCTGCTATGGCTACAACGGGCCGGCACAGCGCGCTTTCGCCCGGCACATCCAGGGCCTGGGCAAGACGCTCGACGAGCTTACCGTGGCAGACCTGAAGGCGGCGGCCGCATTTGCGGACGCAGAACTGAACGACCTGCAACAGAGAGGGCTGATCTGACGCGGCAGACCGAACGCGCCGAAGCAGCCCCGCAGTAATCAACCGATTTTCGCGAAAGCCAACAACCGCGGCAGGCCATCGGCTTGCCTGGAGGAAAGCATGGACAAGAAACCTCTCATCAAGCCCGGGAAGCTCTTCCTGATCTGTATCGCGCTGCTGGCCTATGCCGGACTGTCAGTCGCCCTTCTGGGCGGCATTGGGCCGGCCCTGGTCAGTAGCCGCGACGACGTTCTGGTTTTCGCGGGATTCGCCATCCCCGGCGTCTGGTTGATCGCCTCGGTCTGCCTCGGCATCCACCTCGCCAACACCCGCCGCGAACAAGCGGCCACCACCAGCAAGGAGAAAGACCAATGAAGCGGATTCCCGCTGCTGCAATGCTGTGCCTGCTCGCCGTCCTGGCGGGCTGTTCGAAGGTGCCTGCCGGCAACGTCGGCGTGATCGTCAATCTCTACGGCTCCGAGAAGGGTGTGGAGACGCGTGAGGTCGGAACTGGGCGCTACTGGGTAGGCGTGAACGAGGAGCTCTACCTGTTCCCCACCTTCACGCAGACCGAGACCTGGGGCGGCGAGGAAGCGATCAGCTTCCAGACCGTTGAGGGCATGAAGGTCGGCGGCGCCGTCGGCATCACCTACTCGGTATCTCCCGATAAGGTGACGACGCTGTTCCAGAAGTACCGGGCGGGTATCGAGGAAATCACGAACAAGTTCCTGCGGAACATGGTGCGCGATGCCTTCAACGATGTTGCCTCGAAGCTTCCAGTCGAGAGCGTCTATGGCGCCGGCAAGGCGGACCTGCTGCTGGCCGTTGAGAAGCGCGTGCGCGACCAGGTGGCGCCCATCGGCATCAACATCGAGCGCATCTACTACGCATCCGACCTGGTCCTCCCGCCGCAGGTCACGCAGAGCCTCAACGCGAAGATCCAGGCCACTCAGATGGCCGAGCAGCGCCGTAACGAGGTCGCCCAAGCCAAGGCCGAAGCCGACAAGGAACGCGCTCGGGCCCAGGGGGAGGCGGACGCGAAGCTGACCCTGGCCACCGCCGATGCGAAGGCGATCGAGATCCGCGCCCAGGCGCTGCGCTCGAACCCCGACGTCGTGACCCTCAACGCCGTCGAGAAGTGGGACGGCAAGCTGCCCGCCTACATGGCCAGCGGCTCCCCGCTTCCTTTCATCGGCATCAGCAAATAGCGACCATCGATCCGGCGCCAGCGATGGCGCCCTTGGAGCACGCAATGCGCAAGCCTACCTACACGCTCTCAAGCGAAGGCGCCACCCGCCTGATCTATCGAAACGGGAGCTTCATGACCACCCAGCAGACGGTCGACGAGCTCAACAAGCTCGATCGACTGCTGCAGGTGTTCGTCCCGCCCGTCGCGCTCCGGGATGCGACAGCGGCCTACCTCAAGCACATCGAGGCAGAAGACTTCAACCAGAGGAATGACGACGAGCATCGCCGAGGCGAACTTGTGAAGGCGGCAATCAGCTATGCAGTTGGCGCCACTCACCTTGAGAACGTCGGCGGCCACCGAATCAACATCTGGCCTTGGTTCGCTGACCAGTTTCACCCCACCGACCGACGGGGAAACCTGCTGCAAGCGATAGCCCTATTGCTGCGTGAAATCGACCGGGTCGACCGTGAATGCAAGGAACCCGCCGCATGATCAAGCGCACCCTCTACCATTTCCACTTCTGCTGCGGCCTGGGCGGCGGCGCCGCCGGCTTCAACCGGGCGCGCCCGCGGGTCGGCAACGTCGAGGCCGAATGGGTCTGCCTCGGCGGGATCGACGTGGACCCGGCCGGATTGCGCGACTTCGAGCGCCTGGCCGGCGTCCCGGGCACCCTGCTGGACCTCTTCACACGCGACCAGTACGTGCGGTTCCACGGCAAGGAGCCGCCGGCAGGCTGGCGTGAGGCCACCCCCGAGGATGTGCGCCGCGCCGCCCAGGGCAAGCGCCCGGACGCGGTGTTCATCTCCAGCCCCTGCAAGGGCGCCTCTGGCCTCCTCTCCGAGAAGATGAGCCTGACCCCGAAGTACCAGGCGCTGAACGAGTTGACGCTGCGCTGCATCTGGCTCATGGGCGAAGCCTGGGCCGATGACCCTGTGCCGCTGATCGTTTTCGAGAACGTCCCGCGCCTGGCCAGCCGCGGCCGGCACCTGCTGGACCAGATCAACAGCCTGCTCGGCGGCTTCGGCTACGCCGTGGCGGAAACCACTCACGACTGCGGCGAACTCGGCGGCCTGGCGCAGAGCCGCAAGCGCTTCCTGCTTGTCGCGCGGCACGTCGAGAAAGTGCCGCCCTTCCTGTACGAGCCGGAGAAGAAGTCGCTCCGCGCCGTCGGCGACATCCTCGGCCGCATGCCGCTGCCGGGCGACATCGATGCTGCAGGCCCGATGCACCGCGTGCCGTCACTGCAGTGGAAGACCTGGGTGCGCCTCGCTCTGGTGCGCGCCGGCAGTGACTGGCGCAGCCTGAATGACCTGGCCGTCGAGGACGGCTACCTGCGCGATCTGATCATCGTGCCGGAGTACCACCGGGGCGTCCTGGGCGTGAATCACTGGGGCGATTCGTGTGGCGTTGTCGCCGGCGCGAGCCGCCCGATGAACGGGCGGCTCTCAGTCGCGGATCCTCGCGCGCCGGCAAACGCCCTGCAATACCAGCAGTACGGCGTGCGCCGCTGGACCGACACATCCGGCGCCATCATCGGCGTCAAGTCGCCCGGCCAGGGCACGTACTCCGTCGCCGATCCCCGCGGCCAGAGTTTCGGCAAGTACCCGGTCACCGACTGGGACGGTCCGTCCGGCACCGTGATCGCGGCCAGCACCACCGGTCAGGGCGCATTCGCCGTGGCCGACCCGCGCCCAGGCGGCGTCCGGCACAACAACGTGTTTCGCGTCGTCAGCATGGGGAGCCACGCCGGAACCATCACCGGCGGGCACTCACCCAGCTCCGGCGGCCAGGCTGTTGCCGATCCCAGGTACCACAACTGGCACCCAGGGGCGAGCAGCCGCAAATTGCACGTCGGCGAGTGGGGAAGCGCTACCGGCACGGTCACCGGCTCCCAGCAGGTGGCCAGCGGCGCGCTGTCGATCGCTGATCCGCGCGTGCTCGATCGCACCAAGGGCGACGCCTACCTGACCGGCGGGCACTACGGTGTCGTAGGGTTCGACCAGTCCGCGGGCGCGGTATCGGCCAGTGCTCGGCACGACAATGGCAGGTGGAGCGTCGCCGACCCGCGCATGCCGGCGGCGAACGACCGGCTGACCTGCATCATCCAGTCGCTGGACGGCACTTGGCACCGGCCCTTCACCACCCTGGAGCTGGCCGCGCTGCAGAGCCTGGTGGACCCGGAAGAACAGTTGATCCTCGACGGCCTGAGCGACAGCGACTGGCGCGAGCGCATCGGCAACGCCGTACCGCCGGCCGCGGCCGAGGCCATCGCCGGCGTGATGGGTACAACGCTGCTGCTGGCCGAGGCCGGCGAAACCTTCATGCTCAGCAATACGCCCATCTGGGTGCGCCCGGTTGCGGTGGCGCTGAGCGTCGCGCAACAGGAGGTGCAACCGTGAACACCGAACAGTTCATCCGTGACTCGGCCGCGCGCGGGTTTTCCCGGCGCGCAACCCGGCTGGCCCTGGGCATTGGCCCCTGGGTATTCCGCGAAATGTTGACCCTGATGCCGGATATCGAGTGGCCGGCGAAGGGCCAGTCACTGGACCACAAACGCGCGAACCAGCAGAAGCGGGGCTACTGCCCGCCAGCGCTCGCCCGCGCGCTGGACCAGGCCCGCCAGGCTCGCAAGGACAAACACACCCACACCGTGCGCGGCCGGACCGGAACCATAGAGGAACTGGTGGAGACGCTGCCGAGCCCTGTCTCGGCTAGCACCGTCCGCAGGCGGCTCGCCGGAGGCATGCCGCTCGAGGAAGCCCTCCTTACTCCTGCAATTCCGCCGTTCAGCAACTACAAACGGGAGAATCCCGATGATCAAGAATGATTCACAGGCTCCTTCATGCACCTGCCCGAGCGGCGACGGGTCGCTGCGCCATCCGTGCCCGGCACATCCTGCGGTAGATCAGGAAGACGTAGCTGCCAAGCTGACCTTCATCAACGGAAGGCCCGCCATGTGCGGGTGCCAAGTGGAATACAGCGACGGCGGAGGCGAGTACTCCGACGTAATCTACGTGACGCTGTGCGCCAAGCATTCTGGCAGCGCGATTCTGGATCTGGTGGCGACCAACCGAATCGCACTGACGCCGGAGTACGAAGGCCAGTGGCACGCCGACCTCTACCTGGATCGGGAGATTCCTCTTGCGAAGGTCGAGGGCGCGACGCCGGCCGAGGCGGTCCTTGCCCTCATGTCGGCAGAGCGCATCGACCCCGAACAGGAATCGGTAGAGCAGGCAGGCGGGGATGAGCGCGCGGCGTTCGAACTCTTCGTGCGCAAGCACTGCGGCATGCCGGCGCATATTGCTGTGAACTGGGACGCCAAGTTCACCAATGATGCATGGGCGGGGTGGCAAGCCCGCGCCGCCCTGGCGCAACCCTCCCCGGCGCCGGCAGAGGCGGAGCGGCCGGAGGTTGTGGCGTACTTCGACCGAAACTATCCAAGCACCGGCGATGCCTTCATCTGGGCGAACTATGAGGGAAGCCCATACGAGCCAGTGATGACCGTCGCCCAGCACGAGCGCATCGTCGGGGAGCTGCGGGCGGAGAGCGCGAAGCTGAGCGAAGCGCTCGACGAATGCGATGGAGACCGCTGGAAGCTGCGATCCGAGCGCGACGCCGCTAATGCTCGCCTGCACGAAGTAGCAACGGCCTGCGCTACGGCAGAGCAACAGCGCGACGCCGTCCTGGCCAGGGTCGCAGAACTGGAAACAGCTCTGGAACCGTTCGCAGCGGTTGCCGACGCCTACGACGATTCCGAGGATGACGATCACGAGCCGTACACCGACATGGGGTGCGACGACCGCTTGCGCTTGACGCTTGGCCAGCATCGGGCTGGTCGAATAGCGCTGGAGGGGCGCACGCCGCAAGCCCAGGCTCAGCACAGCGTGCCGGAGGGCTGGAAGCTGGTTCCGGTAGAGCCGACCGAAGACGTACTCGAAGCGATACACAACGGCGGTTATGTCGGCGATGACCAAGAACTGCGTTGGTTTTACCAATCCATACTCGCCGCCGCGCCGGCACCGGGAGGTGAGTGATGCCCGTCTTCGAAGTGGTGAGCGGAGGTGACCGCCGCAGCCTGATGAAGCGCTTCGAGCGCAAGAGCAAGCAGCAGGCTATCAGCGAACTGGTGGACTTCCATCTGCTGAACTGCGCCCGGATCGAGAAACTGGAGCGCGCCCTACAGACGGTTGTCAACGCTGCCGACCATGGATCGTGGCCGACTACCGTTATGCACGGCATCGAGGTGGCGCGCGCCATGCTCGCCGCCGAACCGACCAGTTCGGCATCCCCGTCGTGCAAGTGGACCGAAAGCAGCGGCATCTGGGAAACAGGTTGCGGCCAGACCTGGGGCTTCGTTGAGGATGGACCAGCAGAGAACGGCGCGCTGTTCTGTCACCACTGCGGCGGACGCCTGGTCCTCATCAAGAGCGACGACCAGGAAGATGACGGTGAGCCGTGCCCGGACTGTATGGAAAACGCGCCAGCGCCTGGATGTGAAGCATGAGAAAAGCACTGACCGCCATCGCACTCGTCGCGCTGTTTGGCCTGGCCACTGTTGCCG